ATATCCAGTGGAAACGCAGCGATCTGGTCGATGATTATCCCACAGCCACACACAGCGCTGAATACGTTGCCAGAATAACCGGCGGCGGGTCATCTGAAATCAAAATCGCCGCTACGGAAACCGCAACATATTATCTTTTCACAGCAGACAGCGCGACCACAGCGGCGTTCGATGCTGGTTATTATCACTGGCAGTTAGAGATCACAGAAACCGCGTCAGGCAACCGTATCGTTGTCGATCGCGGCACGTTCACAGCAATCGTCGATCTTGACACCAATGGCGTCGATCCGCGCAGCCACGCGGAAAAGATGATTGCAAAGATCGAAAGCGTCCTGCACGGCAAAGCTGACGCGGATGTGTCCAGCTACAGCATCAACGGCAGATCGCTGACAAAAATGTCATTTCAGGAACTGCTGGAAGCGCGGAACTTTTATCGCGCTGAATTTACAAAAGAAAAGCAAAAAGAACGCGCGAAAAACGGTGACAAAACAGGACAAACCGTTCTGGTGAGGTTTTAAATGGGCATTTTAGACAGGTTTAAGGCCAAACCAAAAAAGGCCGGTAAGCGTTCATTTTATGGCGCAAATCAGGGCCGACTGTTTTCTGATTTTGTCAGCACCAGCCGATCAGCCGACAGTGAGATCAGACCATCACTGCGCATCTTGCGCGATCGTTGCCGCGAAATCAGCCGAAATCATCCGTATGCAAAGCGGTATTTGCAGATCATGCAAACCAACATTGTCGGCGATGTTGGGGTGCAGATGCAAGTTAGGAAGCGGAACACTGACGGATCGCTGGATGTTGTTGGCAACCGGCAGATCGAACGCGCGTTTCAAGCGTGGGGCCGCAAGGGTTTCTGCACTGTCGACGGCCGCTTGTCGTGGGTGCAGGCGCAACGTCTGTTCATTGAGACATTGGCCCGTGATGGCGAAGTGCTAATCAAGAAAATCCGCAACCCGAACGGCAACGATTTCGGTTTCACACTGCAATTTCTGGAAGCCGATTACCTAGACGAAGAATACAACACGCGGTTGAGTAACGGCAACGAGGTCCGAATGGGCGTCGAAATCCAAAAAGGCACTGGCAAGCCGCTTTCGTATTATATGTTTGAGGATCACCCGCATCACGATCAAAACTACGGATCGCGCACAAAGCGCAAGCACGTCAGGGTGTCAGCCGATCAAATCATTCACTGCTTTATGCAGGAACGCGCCGGACAAACGCGCGGTGTGCCACCTATGTCGAACGTGCTGTCGAAGCTAAAAATGCTGGACGGCTATCAAGAGGCCACACTGGTCAACGCCCGCGTTGCTGCTTCAAAGATGGGATTTTTCACATCGCCAGAGGGTGACGGCTTCATCGGCGACGATTATGACGGCCACGCGCCTATGATCGACGCCGCCGAACCGGCCAGCTTCATCCAGTTGCCTGCTGGAATGTCGTTTGAGAGTTTTGAGCCTAGCAGCGGCACGGAAAGTTTCAGCGAGTTTGAAAAAGCAATCTTGCGGTCGATCGCGTCCGGTCTGGGCGTCAGCTATGTTTCGCTGGCGAACAATCTGGAAGGCGTCAGTTACAGCAGCATCCGGCAAGGCACCATCGAGGATCGTGACCATTTCAAGATGATGCAGAAGTTTATGGTCGATCATTTTATTGATGAGATCTATCGGTCGTGGCTGGAAATGGCGATCACAGTTGGCCGTGTGCAGCTACCTATGCAGAAATATGATTTATTTGCCGACAACGTTATCTATCGCCCGCGCGGGTTTGCGTGGGTCGATCCACAAAAAGAGATCGCTGCAAACGTGCTGGCACTGAACAATGGCATCGTCAGCTTGCAGGATATACACGCGCATTATGGCCGCGATACAGAGGAAGTGTTCGAACAGGTGGATCGTGAACGCGAACTGGCTGATCGTTACAACATCGACACAGCTTTCCAACCGTTCGGAACAAAGCTACCGGCACAGCCGACGATTGACGTGGGGCAAGACGATGGCGACGTATAAAGGCACAGAAATCAGCTTGAAGCCGACCGAAGGAATGGCCGCAGAGGCACGGCGCTTTCTTGACTGGCGGGCCGAAGGCGAAAAAGGCGGCACGGCTGTCGCTGTCGCTAGGGCCAGACAGCTTGTAAACCGGCAGGAACTATCTGCTGAAACGGTGCGCCGGATGCACAGCTTTTTCAGTCGGCACGAAGTTGACAAGCAGGCCGAAGGGTTCAGCCCCGGTGAAGATGGTTATCCGTCGCCCGGTCGCGTTGCGTGGGCAGCGTGGGGCGGTGACGCAGGGCAAACGTGGGCAAGGGCAAAGGATGCTATGTTAGATCGTATTGATGAAGGCGAACGCGCTGCACCAGATGCGCTTTCGGTTGGTGATTTCGTGTCGTGGGGATCATCCGGCGGCACCGCACGGGGCGAGATTGAACGCATTGAACGTGATGGATCAATCAACGTGCCAGACAGCGATTTTACAATAACCGGCACAGCAGATGATCCTGCGGCGCTGATCCGCATATATCGCAAGACTGATGAAGGCTATGACGCAACCGACCGGCTTGTCGGTCACAAATTCAGCACATTGACCAAAATCGCGTCACTGCGGTATATTGACAATAGCGGGGTGCAGACAATGGATAGACATATTCAAGACATTACCGAAACTGATGACACAGTGACCATCACTTTCGGCAAAAGCGGAACGCCGGTACAAGTCGAGGCGACAAAGCCGGATGATGAAGATTATGACCGTTTTGATCGCAGCGAACTAGTGTTTCGCGCGGGCAACGCTGAAATGGTTGATGAAGATGACCGGCGGGTCAGAATGTCACTCTCATCAGAGGAACCTGTTGAGCGTTCTTTCGGAAAAGAAGTTTTGCGTCACGAACGTGATGCGATTGATTTGTCACGTCTGGACAGCGGCAACGCTCCGTTGTTGCTGGATCACGATATGACAAAACAGATTGGCGTAGTCGAACGCACTTATCTTGATGAAGCCGACCGCAAGTTGCGGGCGGTGGTTCGCTTTGGAAAAGGCGCACTGGCAAGGGAAGTATATGACGACGTCAAGGATGGGATACGAAGCAACGTCAGCATCGGCTATCAAATCCGCAAAATGGACCAACAAAATGAGCGTGACGGGACGGTTGCGGTTTCAAGTTGGGTTCCGTATGAAGCCAGCATTGTGTCGGTGCCAGCAGATGCGTCTGTCGGTGTCAATCGCAAGGCTGAATTTGTTGAACCTGTGATTAAAAAGGAGGTCAAGATGACCGAAATCAATCACGACGAAATCCGCGCCGAAGCAGCCGAAGCTGCAAAGCGTGAATTTCAAAAGACTGTCAGCGAAATCACATCGCTCGCAGTCAAGCACAACCGTCGCGACCTTGCCGATCAGGCAATCAAAGATGGTTATTCCGTAGATCAGTTCCGTGGCCTGTTGCTCGACAACATCGGCGAAGGAAAGCCGCTTGAGCAATCAGCCGGTGCGGTCGATATGTCAGCCAAAGAAGAGCGCGATTATAGCTTTATGAAAGCTGTTCGCGGTCTGGTGAACGGTTCCGGCCTGCAAGGTCTGGAGCGCGAAGTGTCAGAAGAAATCGCAAAGCGTTCTGGCCGCGAGGCCCGTGGCTTCTATGCACCAGACAGCTTTTGGACTGGTCGCCGCGATCTGACTGTTGGCACAGCCACAGCCGGTGGACATCTCAAGCCGACCGACCATATGGGCGATCAGTTTGTTGACGCACTGCGTTCACGCCTTGTGTTCAACGAGTTGGGCGCACGGTTTATGACAGGTCTGAAAGGTGACGTCGCTATTCCAAAGCTGGCAACTGGCGTTTCTGCCGGATTTGTCGCAGAGAACGGCGCAACATCAGAAGTGAACGCTGTGTTCGCACAGATCACAATGTCGCCAAAATCACTTGGCGCATTCACTGACGTTTCACGTCTGCTGATGATCCAGTCTGACCCATCTGTTGAGCAAATCGTTCGTGACGATCTGTTGAACGCAGTGGCCCAGAAAGTCGAAGATGTTGCCATCGAAGGCGGCGGTTCTAATGAGCCGACAGGCATCACCGGCACTGCTGGCATTGGTTCAG